CGCGCTTGGAAGTCGTCGTAAGACCAGGGGTGGTCTAGGTCGATGCCGATAGCCTTCAGTGCGACTGTATGGTGTTCGGCTGGTATTCCGGTGAGCACCGACTCAGGGTTGTAGACCGTTGACGCGAAGAAGCTGTGCGGGTCCATGCCATCATTGAGAGCCTTGATGAGGTTTGGGTCGCGGCTGTAAGCAGCATAGATGCGAACTTCAGCGGCTTTGGCGTCGGCGTTGACGATTACATAGTCTGGGCGTGAGGGAACAAAAATACGTTTGATGTTGAACTGCTGTATCTTAAACGGAATATTTTGCATATTCTCGTCGGAGGAGGATAGGCGCCCAGTAGCGGTTCCGGATATTTTAAACGTCGTATGCATCCGGCCGTCTTCCCGGCTGAGTGCTTCGATGTTGGCGATGAAGTTTCCTCGAGCCTTGGCAAACGCTCGGTACTTGAGCAGCTCGGTAGAGAAGGCACAGTTGTACTGGTCGCGCAGTGTTCGCAGTACGGGGGCGGCCATGGATATTTGGCCCTTGTCGGTGTAGACCATGTCTTCTTCGGGGATGATTCCCTTATAGGTTATGGGTTCATGTGTCTCTGGGTGGAAGTACCCGGTACCGAAGTAGAGCGTCTGGAGCTGTTTAGGGCTGTCTGGGTTGAACCCATCAGGGAAGGCGGCGTGCGGAATCATGGTCATCATCCGCGTCTTGGACTCGATGATAGCCAGGTCCAGCTCGTCGGCTAACTCAGACAGGTACTGCCGGTCGACCGTAAAACCACGAGACTCCATTTCAGAGAGTACCTGCGTAGCGGGCATCGCGTGCGACCACATAAGCTCTGGTAGAGGATTTTTAATAGATGTACCCGGGCGCGCGACCTCCCGCCAGAAACGCTTTTTGTTCAGCACCGCTCGCTCGGCGAAGAGCATCTTCTCCTCTTCCGCCATACGTCTGCGTTGGATGAAGCACAGCTGTCGCGTCACATCCGCGTCACAGGCACCGTATCGGTCCAGCATGTCCAGAGGCAGCATAGCGTAGCCATCGTCTTCGTACAGTTTCTTGGCTGCTCCTTTCAGGCCATGGTGCATTCCTTGGGCCTTACGCGCGGCTTCCAGCTCGGCGGATATGCGGTCTTTCTCTACTTCGAGCTCGTCGTCATAGCCTGCGTAGGGCGGTATCCAGGCGGAGGTAAGAAACTTCAGCCCGTAGAATCCCTTCTTGTCCTCCTCGATGAGGTGCTCTCCGAGCATAGTGTCCCAGACGACTCGAGTGACCTCGAATCCGCGAGACCGCAGCACGCGAAGGTCGAATTTGGCGTTGTGCATGACCTTCGGTTTTCTGCAAGACAGCAGCTGCTGTACGTACGGAAAGACGTCTTCGAACGCCCACGAAGTCTCAGAGTGCTCAAGGGGGATAGAGGCCGCCAATCCCTTACCCCAGCTGACAACTAGGTTTAGGATTTTGAGCTTTTGGCGGTGTGGGTACAGGGTGTTGGTCTCAGTATCAAGAGAGATGATGTGCTGGTCTGGGTCTTTTCCTGGTCTCGAATAGCGGATGATGTATTCGACCAGCTTCCGGACTTCCTCCACGGTTTTTGGAAACACGTAGTTTTTGGTGAGCTCTTCCAGCGTCCGGGCGATGTTCTTTATTTCCGTGGCGCCGCTCTGCACCGACTGCACGGCGTCCATCATCAGAGAGATGTGCTGCTCCAGGATACCGAAGAACCCGGTCTTGGCCATGAGCTGCCGTTTTGATAGCGACGCAAACGCCGCTATTTTCCGTCCGCGTATTTCTGTTTGCAGCAGCTTGCCCTGTACCGCGCTGTATTTCTTGAACTTGAACCCCAAGGTCTTGAGTGGAGTAGGTCCAAGGGAGAAGATTAGGATGGGTTTGTCGGGAGCTGAGCAGCCGATTATTTCGTCAAGTACCTGTTCCCGGCAACTGTCGATATACGCTAGTGTAGGTTTTTCTTTTGCACAGCGTACGGCATAGGTATACCGAAATCCCCAGCGGCCGGCCAGCAGGTGAGAATCCAACTTTCGGGTCTTTCGCTGCAGCGCGCGGCCCTGTTTGTCCTTCTCCTTTTTGGCGGCGTCAAATGCATCCCGGACGATTCTTTCAGCTCCGGTGAACCAGGTAGAGTGGTTTTTGACGTCGGCGGACGGGCCATCGAATTCGGGGGATTCTGCCATAACGAAAAGAGCAACATCTTTGGTGCTGCCACTACCTTCTCCGTAGTGCATCCCGCGGTACGCCGGACAACCCGTGCAGCCCGCACCTTTCCAGGCACGGCTACTACACAGGTTGCAGGCTATTTGGGGAAGGTATTTTACCTTCTTAACCGTTCCAGGAGAAGTCTTCGCTTTCGGTGCTATCTTCTTCTTTTTCTTCTTTTTCTTCTTCTCCTTCTTCTCGAGAGGTGATGGAGACTTCGATTGGCCGCTCAGGCTCTGCGGGGGTGTCGATTCTTTCGTTGGTGCCATACTGGGTTTCCTCTGTTTTGACCTCTATTTCCGAGAGGTTGAGCCAACGGCTTGCGTCTAAAACAATGGCGTCTTGTAAATGGATGTTTGCGCCCAGAAACGGGGCTGCGCGGCGCAATATCCCGCAGGATACGACTCTACCAGGGGAGATTGCGGCAGGGTGCCGGTCCAAGAGGCTTTTTAGCTGAGGACCACTGAGCCCTACTCGGCGATGCTGGGGGACCAGGGATGCTCCCTGAGAGGCGAGTATGAGCAGGTAGTTGGTCTCTTCGTCATAGTAGACTCCGTTGCCGGTAACATTGATTAGGTCTCGCTGGTCGGGGGAGATTAGCAGCTTGGCAAGGCTGGTGCGCGGTTCTCGCGGGTCCGTCAGGATAGCGGGGGAATGCATAATCTCTTTGACACGACTTTCCGTTTCGGAGACAGCTGATATGCGGATGATTTCGAACTTGTTGGACCGGACGTAGTCGGACAAGAATTGCTTCCAGTCCCGGCCGAGGAACTTCATAACTGCCAGGGGCGGACAGAGATTAGTTGCAAATCTCCAGTCCATCCGAACCCGCAATTCGCGCTGCAGCGAGGGAATCGCAGTCACTAAGTCCTTCTCTATTTGTGACAGTTCCAAAGCGTGCGGGTACATGCCGAAGTTGAGCTGCTTGATGATGCGCTGCGCCAACTCTGGAGGAAAGTTCCGATTGAACCACAACTCAGGGCCTTCTTTGTCAGGCACGCGTTCGGTTTCTATGAGCAGCATCCGGTTGAGGTCCTGCTCGCGCTCCGGAGTCCGGATAGCCGCGAAGATGACGGGAAGTTTGTAGCTTTCTCTTCTAACGCCTTTGGACCCTTCGGATAAAATGCGGTCTCCTCCGCCTGTGATAATGCCCCTAAAGAACTCCAGGATTTGGCGTACGGCCATACCGCGCTGGTCATCACCCCACTCGAACTCGTCGAAGACCATTAGATTGGTCATACCGTCGGCCATGCGACCGACAGCAGACGCCGTATACGTTTGCTGATACATAGAAGAGAACAGCAGCCGCATGGAGCTTTTGGTTCCCACCTGGACTAGAGTCGACAGCAGGGAGGATTTACCCGAGCTGGAGTCGCCAGTAAGGAACGAGACGATAGGGTGTGAGAACGCGGACATGATGGGAAACACCATCACCAATGCAGCGATTAGCTGTGCAGTCAGTTCATGGTTCTTGAACCGAAAAGCCTCAGTGTACAGGCGAGTAAGTCGGTCGTACAACTCGTTCAGGTCAGTACCGACGACATCCTGGAGTATACTGGTGGCGGCGCCCCCTGGGTACCATTCACGCCCTTTTTCGATACTGGTAATCCCCGTATCAAAAATAGCATTCTTATAGATAGGTTCGGATAGTTCTTTATAACAAGGCTGTATGTTTTCACGGTCGATATGGACAATATCCTTACCGCAAACAATGAATTCTTCCGGAGCTCCGTCGATAAGAATCTTGTGGTATCCCTGTGAGTACCGAACGTTGTGTGCGATGTCTGGCACTTCCTGCGCCAGGTCAGACAGCGCGGAGGTAAGGTACAGCTTTAGCGCGGGTATGAGTTTAGGCAAAACTTGCTTCTCGGGGAACTTGGGGTCCGGAAAGTCGAGAAACGGCGGTTCCCCGATATGCTCTTGGACAAAGCTAACTAGGTTACCTCCAATGGGGGCAAGCAATGACTCTGTTTCAGCCATGTTGGCCAGACGAACCGGCTCGAAATTCTTGTTATTTTTGTTATATAGGAGTAGAACTCGCTGTCCATTTTCGTTTCTGTCCATCCCTATAACGGAAAACAAGTCTCGCAGAGTTTCGGTGCAAGAACGCATGAACCCCAATTCAGTATTATCTTGCGCGCTAATTTGACGCTTCAGCAGGAGAGGGTTTAGGGAGTAGTCGGCGGCAATTTCTTCTAGGTATTTTTCTCGTTCGACAGGATGGAGTAGGTATTTTCCGTGGACGGCCGCTACCTCCATCAGCTCGCGGTAGTCATCGTCAGTGACACCAACCAAGTCTTCTGCCGCACGGTCGTAGGCCCACTTCCATGGAGGAAGAAAGGTTTCTTCCCGCTGGTCCCACAGGACTTCAACTGTCTTGTCCCCACCTAGGTCTTTGATGGCCTCGTCTACATCTCCGGCTCCCACCAGGCGGTCCCAGCCGGTGAAAATCTTGAAGGATACGTCTCTTGTGTGTTCCATCCATGCCTGGACGATTTCATTACCTTGCTTGTGCGGAGCATCACCTACGAGATACGCGCGGGACAATCCTAGCGCCTGCAAAATGGTCTCGACATATTTAGAGCCACCGCGTCCGCCAATGGAGAACACTGGGAAGGATACAGTACCCTTTACAACGTAATGCGCCATCATGCTTAGCGCGTCCATCTCGCCCTCGACTAAATAGGCAAAATTATGCTTAGGGTCAGTACCAAGAAAATTGTGATGCATAGGCCAGCCAACGCCGTATAGCCCGAGCAAATCTTCGAAGTCATCGTCCGGCATCAGGAACTTCTTGTCGTCCTGCGGAACTCGGAACTTTAGCCGACCGATTTCCGTGGGTGACACGTGAAGTGGAAACAACACAGAACCAACAAAATCGGGGTCCTGAAATATTCCCCGAATGTATTCCAGGGCTGGCTCATACAACCGTCTCGGCTCTCTGACGTCTTTACCGAGGTGCTTTGCTGCCTGCCAGGCTTTAAGCTCTTTGCTGTACCTAACCTGTATCTGCTTAGCCAACAGGGCAGCTTCCGGGACAAGCCCGACCGGCAGTGCATGCAGTACTTCTTTGTCTATCTTGCGCTCATTGATGAGCCAGTTCAGTCCGGGCGCGACCGAAGCAAAGCGTGAATTGGTCGGGTCATCCAGCGCAGCACACATGTAGTCATGCGATGCTGCAAATATCTCCCGCTTAGCATCCTGTTGTAGCTGCTCGGCTTCTAATTTTGACTGAGCACGGGCAGGGATAAATTGGGGCCGGTAGGTTTCGACTACCCAGTGTAGCGCCTCTACCATAGAGCAGTTCAGGATGAACGTGAGTATCATTAACGGGTTTGATTCGTAGAATTCACAAGAACCGCCATGACATTTGTAGTACCCGCGGTCTATGTACATAAACGCGGAAGGGGCTGTATCGTGGTGGTCAGGATGTAAACACAGCCCCTTTAGGATACCGGGACCTACGAGGGACCATCGCAGTGTCGGTCTATATTTACGAAGGAGTTCTTCCCATCCGTTGGTTCCTATTTCACGCCAAAGTTTCCATAATTGAGTTCTGGTTACGCTACCTTTGTTTCGTTTTGTTGCCATCGTAGTTTCCATGCGCGGGGCAGATTGACTGGTAGTCACACCATCCGCAAAGAGGACTCTTGCGGGTTACCCTGTGGTTATATGAACTTCGAGTCTGCCGATTGGCATAGTCCATAAATGTGTCAAGCATCGCACTGACGTCCCTAACGTCATGCATGCCTTTGACCATATCCACAGACTCTGTGAATAGGTGGTTGATACACAGCTGAACTTTTTGTACGTCAGGGTGATGTGCCCTGAACAGCAGTTTGTACGAGGCAAATTGCCACTCGTACTGCTCGAGAGGCTTGGCCTTTCCGGACTTGTGGTCCAGGATTAGCGCGTACGGTTTTCCCTGGAACTGCACGCTGAGGTCTATAGCTCCTCGCAGAAACCCTTTTTTGGACCAGTAGCCTACAGAATTCCCCTCAAAATCGATTGCGTACTGCTGCTCCAAAACAGGTTTTTCTGCACGGCAGCGGTTAAAATATGCAGCCATCCGTTTCTGGAAACTCGTGATAGCCGGGTGAAACGCTACCACTCTCTCTATTTCCATAGTGGTTAACCCATACTTGTTAACGGCCGCGCGGTGGGCTGCTTTGAGTGGGTGACCCTTCATTAAGAATTCTAGCAGTGTGTGTACTGCGTTTCCTACTAGGGCGTCCGACGACAAGGGAAATCCCATCTTTCGTCCAACCACATACTTCTGATGGAAAGCGTGCGGGCACTGCGCTGCCAGATTCAGCTTACTGATGGACCAGGGCGCATGCTCTATTACGAATTCGGTAGGGGTCACGGGCATGGGAACACTCCTTCTCGGCCCAAAAAACAGAGGGGTAGCCAACGGAGCTACCCCTCTGCAGGGCTTGGGGATTGGTAACTAGATGTTGGGAGTGTCCTCTTCGGGCACCTCGCCGTATTTGTCTTCGTCGTCGCTGTCATCGGGCACAGCGTCGCCAAATTTTGGCTCCTCCGCGCTGGATTCCGCACTGCTCTCCTCGTTTTCCGCGGACTGGGAATACGCGCGAGCAATTAGCGGCAGGATGACCGACCCGGAGACATTTACGCACAGCGCTCCGAGGAAATCCTGAAGGTGTTCGGCGGTGAGGACTTGGTCGTCGGGGTCGGTCCCGAGAGTTCCGGCGGGGTTGATGGCTACAGTGTACCACTTGTAGCCCTTTTCGTTGTTGGTCTGTTTCTCCAGAGTGAAACGCCACCATTTAGACCACAGCGTGCTGGTCATCCTCAGCTTTCGGACAAGGTTGTTTCCCGTCCGGGCAGATGTCTTTGTGAACCGCATGATGGCTAACCGGGACAAGTCCCGGGTTACCAAGAACACACCCACGTCGTCGCTGCACTGGGTCCGTTTGCCATCACGCCACGGCTTATCTGGGCATGTCTCACACTTCCCAAACGACGAACCTACCAGCCGGTCCATACTCGCACACATGGGTGCCCCGCCGCCATCACCCTCAGGCCACATCGTACGGCCTTTCCAAAAGGCAATCACGCAGGCGTCGAACTCTTTTCCGAAGTTCTCCTTAGTAGTCAGATAGAACACCCCAGGAGGGATGTCTTCTGGACGGTTTTCGTCGTTACCACTCCCATGGAAGACTCGGACTTCTGGAAACGAGATGCTGTCATCGCCTTTGTCAAACCCGCCGAGCTGCTCGGAGGAGGTCTGTGCCAAGATTTTGGACAGCGCCTCGGCGTCATCGGCAGTGGCGTCATTGTCCATCATTTTGGTTAAGATGATGTCGAAATCCCGTCGACTGGGCATTTTCTTTGCATAGTTCTGCAAGTCTTTCCCGTAGACCTTAGAGAAGGCACTTGATACGTTGTTCAGCGCCAGCACTTGTTCCCCGGCAGGTGTCAACTTTTGGATAGCAGTTTCTTTGACTTCGGTTTTGGTTTCTTCCTCTTTCTTCTTTTTCGGCATTTTCGCTCCTTTAGGGTTGTAGCAAACAACTACAACACAATTGAAAAGTTGTGGGCAATAGAAATGGTAGTCTATTCAACTTGCCCTGTCTAGATTTTTATGGGACCCTATATCTATGGAAAGTTCAAGTTCCGAAACACAATTGTATTTTTCTGAAGTCGGCCAATACGATGTGTTAAGCAGCGTAGAAGAACGTAAGCTGTTATTACAATACCACACTTGTCCACATTGTAGGGTCCCATGGCCCAGAGTCGTACAGAAGACCAGATGTACGCAATGTAATGAACCTATACCAAATACGGTTACCGGTTCTGTGCATACTTGTACCAGCTGTTCGGCGAAATTTAACCTTGTTAAGGAAACTAAGACCTGCCCTAAATGCGGTTCAGCACGTGATACTGCGCCACGCCAGCGTCTAATTACCGCCAATCTGCGTTTCGTCATTAAGACTGCCAAAAAGTTTACGAGCAATCCGGACCACCTGCTGAAATTGATTTCAGCGGGGAATGTAGGTTTACTGCTCGCAGTAGACAGGTTTGACATTACTAAAAAGACGAGGTTCCTGACCTACGCAGCCTGGTGGATACGGAAAGAAATGTTAGACGAGATGAATGCGTCTAACAACATTGTCCACGTCCCTATCTATTTGCAGAAAAAAATCCGCCGCGTTGCTAAAGAGGGTGCGTATAAATGCATACACTGCGGGACTCGTACAACAGACCCTCAATACTCAAACCAATCCCTCACAGAATGCCCAAAAGCCCCTGCGCATGACTTTTACCTGTCGAGCACGGGTACTTCTAAAGTTCTGCGCCGAGCCCTCTCACTAGACACCGTTGAGCCGGAGGATGACTTTGACCTGTTCCGCTCTGTTGCCGAGAGTCGGACAGGTAAGAAGCTCCGGCAGGTTCTTGACTCGCTAGAGTTGGGTCCGCGGGATAAATTCATCCTGTTGGGATTTTTCAACGTGCCTGCGTCGGACCGTAAAAGTGCACCTAAACGACTGCCGCAGTTGTCCGCAATCACCGGAATAACTCCCGAGCGCGTACGTCAAATCAAGGTTAGGGTATTGAACAGGTTAAAGGTTGCGTTAGAGGCTAGTCCTCAGTGAGGCCGCCGGCCATCTCCAGTCCGTCGAGTACTCCCTGGTAGTAACGCTGTTTGTCCCGTTTGGTGGCCTGTCTCAGCCGGTCAGCGTATTCGGTCATGTAACCGAGCGCGGTAGTCTTGGTAACCATCGTGACTGCCCGCTGTACCTCCTTGTCTTCGTAGTTTCGGATGGTGAGTTCGGCTTTGGATTTGTGCGCAGCACCGCCACGTTTCGGTTTGGGAGTGGCCTTCTTCCCATCTTTGCCGGCTTTCTCTGCCTTCTTAGCCAGGTACCCATCGACTTTATCCCCGAGTTTGGTCGCTGGAATACCCTTGAGCGCAGCCTCGGCGACTTTGTCGTAGAATTTGTGGTCGTCTTCCCCAAGTTTGTTCAGGTGCCTGAATAGAGAGACTTTGATGGTACCCTCGCGCAGGGCATCTTGCAGTTCTTTGGGAGCGTGCCACACCGCACGGTGTTGGCTGACGAACCCGGTGCTCTTGCCACAGACCTTCGCCAGCTCTTCATTGCTGTAGCCTTTTGCGGCTAACTGGTCCAAAACCCGGGCCAATTCGTATGCCGTGAGGTCCTTACGCACGTTGTTGGCGGCCAGCATCTTGGCCAGGTCTTTTTTGTCCTTACCGGACGTATCGTTATCGAACGTGACCGGGACGCGTTTTGTGCCGACTTCAGTAAGCGCCGCGTAGCGACGTCGACCGTGCAGCAACAGGAATTTCTTCGGATTGGCGGTTGGCTGTACGAGCAGGGCGTCCAGCAGACCGACTTCCCGAATGGATTCAACCAGGCCAGAGATGTCCCCGAGCTCATCTCGGTCCCACTCTTCGGACAGCTCAATTTGAGTCATCAAGAGGGTAGTATTGTCGACCTTTTTGATGGCCTTCTTCGCCGCTGGTTTCTTTGGCTTGGCGGTCTTCTTCGCCGCTGGTTTCTTTGGCTTGGCGGTCTTCTTCACCGCCGCCTTGGGCTTTACTGTCACTTTCTTTTCACTTCCTGCAGGAGCTTCAGGCGTTTCCGGTGTTGTGGGGACACTGGGGTTGTCTTGGTCCTGCTCTGGAGGCACCGGAGTTGTATCTACAGCCGGCACGGTTAACGTTTCACTCATGGCGTTTTCACTCCTTTTTGAGATTCGATTTAGTTTCGGTTGGGGATATCTCACCGTAGGCGCAGAAGAAATCCTCCCGATTAATTACACGCAAATTGAGTTCAGACAACGGAGTTCCTTCTAAAACATCTCCAAGTAAATGCCACAACTCCACCGCTAAAGGAATTATGCTCCGTGAATCGTTGTAGGTCACGATATACAGAGCGCGAATAGCGCGAAGTTTTTCTTCATCTGAAAGTTCTCGACGCCTGATTACTTTTTTTCGTCGTCGGGAAATTCGAACGGTTTTGTTCCGCACGTTGGGCACTTGGCAACTCCTGTGTGGTCGAGGTTCTCCAGCTCTGTGCCGCAGTTGGGGCAATGAGTTGAACTCTGTGCAACTTTATCAGGGGGATTCTCTTCTACGCCATACTTTTCCACAGTTACTACTCCTTTTTAGCTCCCTCGTCTTTCTTCGGGGGCGCTTTTTTCGGCGCCGCCGGTTTTTTGGGTGGCGCCGCCGGTTTCTCCATAAAGACGTCTTGGAGCAGTCCGGTTACGCGGGATTTACACCCCTTGTTACGCTTGGCTCCGGGGTAATCGCAGAGGTCGCGGAGGGACTTTACATTGTAATTCCCATCCGGAGCCCGCACGCAGATGACTACGTCCGGGTGGGACGCGTCCAGCTGCTCGTTGATGATGCCGGCCAGCTCTTTGTCGGCCTGCTCCTGCGCCTTGATGAACTCGTCTAGTTTCTGCGCTTCTGCGATGGGCATCTTCACTTCTTCGGTGCTTCCGCACCTTCCACATTTTTTCTCTACAGTTACGGTAAGGGTCATGTTGTTTAAACGCTCCTTTCCAAAGCGCGACACGTGCGAGGTCCGGGGATTCCGTCCTCCTTCAGCATGTCATCGGGGTTCGGGTTGGTATAGTTCCACCTTCTTTGAAATAGTTTGAGGTTCTTGCGAGTCTTGGGACCCATCCTGCCGTCGATGGTTGTTGGAATCTCCACTCGACACAGTAGTTTCTGCACCTCTTCGATGGTCAGAATTCGGTCAGCGACTTTGTCGACATCGTCGTCGTGGGTCTCGCTGTTTTCGCCGTACTCGGGGTTTTTGCTCTCGTCAACCCGGTCCCAGCCATTAGCTTCGTCCCAGATAGTTCCGACGCTGTCCAAGCGTAGCGTGTAGGTGTCGCTGTCCTGAAGGTCCGAGTACTCGTCGATGGGGATGCTGTCAAACGCTGCGCGGTTGACAGCCCGGAAGGGCCACAGGGGACCCATGTCGGTCTTACCGTCGCGCCAATCGGAATGTTGAGACATCCGACTGTAGTCCAGACGGGCAGGCATCGCAGCGATAACGATGCGCTTTAGCGTTACCGCATTGTGTATTTGGTCCAGGGTGAAGGGCTGCATAATCCTTACTCCACGGTAGGGCCGGTCCAGTTGTACCGGAGGCAGCTCTTCTACCAACGATTGCGGCAGTGCTCTCGCCCAATAGTGCCACCCCATATGCCCGTCTCGGTCCACTTCATGCTTCAGCTTACCGGCGTTGACAAACTCGATGCTGATGGAGTCCTTGTTCCGGTGCGGCTCGTGCCAGGCGCCGTGCATCAAGGGGATAATGTAGAACGGCAAATCGTGGTATCCCTGCACAAAGTGTGTACTGGCGCCGGCGTATCCCATTTTTCCGCTTTTCTTTTTTCGTTTCTCCGCGGAGAACCAGGCAAGTGTAGACCAGCGAGAGATGCCTGTGGTGAAATGGTCGGTCCACCACAGGTCGTCACGTTTGGCGAGCCGGTTGGCCGTGTACTGCTTGGTGGGGTAGTGTGTAGCCAGCTTCGCGCTGTGGAGTCTTATTCGCTGATGGGAGTACAGGAACAGATTGTCCAAAAACTCCGAAGCCTCCTCCTGCTTGAGAATACGTTTTTTGGCCTCTTCCCAGTAGTGTGCCACGACTCCCACGGGAGGGCCAGGCTCGCCCTGGAAACTGTCGACGTGTTTCCAAAAGTCCTTCTGGGACATTTTCATATAGTCGGTGAGTGGTCTCATCGTTTACCTCTACATTCTTCGTAGTATCCACACCACTTGGCGGAGCATACCCATTCGGTAGGTTTACAGCGCGGAAAGATACCCATCTTTATGGCCTGCGCTACCGTTTGGATATCCTCTACGATAACTCGTTTCTCCATTGGGGACCTAGGAGCCCTTAGTTGAGAGTACGAGCAGCCTTTTTTCTGGTCAAGTAGTAAATCAACACGCACGGTCTCAACATCTTCGATAATCGAATATATAGTGAGCTGCATATCGAACTGTATCTGCTGTTCAGTCCATCGCTTCTTTGACGTCTTAAGGTCTGCAACCTCAATTATTCTTGGAGGCGGCCCATCAGGGTCGGTTTCTAGGGTATAGTCCCCATCGACTTCGTCGAGCAGGTCTATAATTCCACGGACAGGTACGTCACCTATGCGCCGAGCGAACGGCGCCTCCACGGCGATGGGGGTTATTTTTGGAACAGCAAACCGGTAGTATACATCAAAGTTGAATACCGCGGCATCTTTAACTACTCCAACGGGCATTTCAGGGTTCTTCAGGTCTCGCGGGTCGACATCTTCTAGCTCCGCATCGAATTTGTCAGCAACAATGGCCAGAGCTGCATCTTTCTCTAAGGGCTTGCCATATTCGATAGTGTGCAGGTGAGTCTGTTCGGCGCCAAAATGTAGCGCTTTACCTTTAGCTGCCGCTATCCCTGGGGGTTTCTTCTTTTTGTGGACGTACGCATACTCGTATTGCCTGGGGCAATTCAAGTAGCGTGATATCCCCGACGGGGATAGTACTCCTCCAGGAAGGTCGTCATCGAAAAAACCTTCCGGGTAAGGAAAAACAACATTGTCCGGCATTAACTCTTTCCTTTCTGTGCGCGGTTAGCAGCAATTTCCTCCTCCGTAGTCGGCCCTGGGTCTTCAAAGAATTCTTCGAGACCGTCATCAGCAAACTCTGAGGCAGGTAGTGGCGGTTCCTTATACCCGGATTTTCTCTTTTTCTTGGGTGCGTCTACACCCGGAGGGCGCAGAAGTTCTTCGTACGTGAACGGTTCGTTGTTCGCTTGGTCTACTTTCTTTGTCACGGGTACCTCCGCTGCGGACTCTGACGTTGCTGCAAGCACTTCGGGGGCGGCTTCTGCAATTAGAGCTAAGAGTTGCTCTTTAGCCGACTTAGCCTCGGCCTTCTTGGCTGCCAGTACTGTAATGTCCAGGCCCTCCACGACCAGCGCAAATGGGTCGCTCTGTACATGTGCCCGTTCATTAGTGAGCTCTACACCAAGGTAGTCACCTACCATACCCAAGACTTCTTCCATCGAGAATCTAGTTTCCATGGATTACACACAGCGAGCCTGCATAATGACTCGCTTTTTCTCCTTCCCTAAAAGACAACCCGTACTCCACGGTAGAATATCAGCCTGAAGGCAGCGCTCATAATGAGAGCACACAGCACAATCGACTCTTCGGAGTAGTAGTTCTGAGATTTCATTTTTATTTTGTAACGCCTTTTTCTGCTGCACCTCAAGACTTTTTCTTGCGCATAGGTCATAAACTACCGTTTTCTCTTTTTGCCCAATCCGGTAGTTACGATGTAAAGCTTGGTCTCGGTCGTCTGTTGAAAAGTTGCGGCTATAAAAGAACATGTATCGAGCAGCGTTTAACGTGACGGCAATTCCCGTCTTAATGTGCGCCAAGTACACCCGACAGTCATCGTCGTTGTTGAACCTCCCCGCGAGCTCCTGAAGCTTGTCTGTCGTGTCTCCATCCACGCGCACATATCCCCATTGATTTTGTTTCAGAACATGTTCTATTAGGTCCAGCTCTGCCTTGTAAACTCCCCATACGATTGCCTTTCCCGTAAGCAAGGCGTCTTTTAACTTACTGGTAAGGAGGTCTAGCTTTGGGTTTTTTCCGTACTGAAGCGTCTTCCTAGTGACCTTTGAGACGGTGGTGTGGCGTGCACAGTTTTTTGACCCCGGAGCTACCCCGTCAACCGCGCACTTTCTCATGTATGCACAGTTATCGCAGGCTGTGTTCTTGATGGGGACATACATAAACCCGCTACAAATTTGTAGAAGTTTGGTATTTTGTGTGGCTCTGTTTTTGAGCGCTTTGGTCTCGTCTTCCCCGGGAATAACCATCGCCTGATTATTTACAATGTAATTGTAGTCCTGTTTTTGTGCCGTACTGAGCTCGAAGTAGATAGTTTCAAATTTTCTAGCGGGAAGGTCTACACAATCGTCCAAGTGCCGTTCACTGGTAACGGAACGTACACGAGCGTTGAGTACGTGTAGCCGTCGATATCCCGTAACTATCTTGTCACTCCATCGACTATAGGCATTCGGCTCACCAAAAACGTAGTATGTTTGCTGAAATTTATGCCAATCCTCCGGCATTAGATACGGAGCTAAAAACTTGAGCTGAGGAAAAAGTTGTCCGGGGTCCCCGCTAACCATCGTCCCGGTAAGCAGGTAACGCCGAGCGGCTTTTTCAGCTAGCTGCGAACATATTTTAGTCCGGATGCTATCGCGGCGTGCGATGCGGTGCGACTCATCGGCCACCACCATTCGGTATGGAATTTCTTGTAACCACTGTGCCCTGTTCGCTGTGTATTTGGTTATTTCGTCCTGTATGTGGCGCGGTTTCTTTCTATTACTCAACCAGTCTTGAGCGAGTTGTGCCTGCATATCCTTATGATTCACACTACTTAATAACCGGCGCATCGGGGTAGATAGTGTTTTTTGACCTATGCCTTTCTGAAATAGGGCTAACGTTTCCGGAAATAACATCGGAACACCGTATAACTTTGCTGTGTCGTACGTAGTGATTATCACATCATACTTGGCGAGCTGGGTAAGTAGGTCCAGCTTTTTAGCTCTGGATGTCGCTTTGAACGCAACAGCGGATAGTTGGTCACCCGAATGGATACGGATTTCTTCTACCCAGTTGTCGATGGCCACCTTAGGAGCAAGGACTAGGGTCTTTAGCCGAAGCAGGTTGATGGCGTCGACGACCACCTTAGTCTTTCCAGTCCCCATCCCCCACTGCAGTCCCCACCGGTAACGGGTGAGCAACTCAGCTAGACCATCCAGCTGGTGCTGATAGCTTTTAACCGGGAGGGTGATATTCTGTAGCTCGGCACGCTTTGCTTCCAGGGTGGGGTAGGAGTCTACCCAAGCGCGCGCGTCCGCAGATAGTGAGACCTCTGGATGGACTTTTGGTAAGTCGTGTAGTACGTTCGAGAGGAATGGCTCGTAGGCCGGAAAGAGCCACTGAGCTTTAGGCGCATAGAAGGTGGCGCCAAAAGCTCTTTTCCAGACTGGAGAAGTGGAATTGACGGTAAACACTGGGGTGTGTGCGATGTGGGATAAAGCTATCTCGGGGTTTTGCATACTCAGCTCCTGTACTACTCTTGTAAAGCAGAGTGTTTAGTTTAATCAAGGGTGCTTAGCCCCTAGGAGGCACGTAATGACGACATCATTGGGGATTGCTTGTGGCGGAGCGGGAATCAGAAATGCTGCTTCACACCCCAACCCCTACTACACGTTTTCACAACTGTTTACTCCCCGTAGACTGAAGGACCTTTTTAAGTGGTGTGAGTACCTGTACTACAACTCTCCGCAAATCTACGCAGCTCTGCGTAAATTCGGGGAGTATCCTATAACAGAAACGACCTACGACACAACACAGGCAGACCTGCGGGAAAGGTATAAGCGCCTACTCACAAAAAACCTACACGTTCGGGAACTCCTAATAGATGCTACGCTAGACAAATATGTGTATGGAAATGCCTTTATCTCCATGTACCAACCTTTCGTGCGTTTTTTACGCTGCCCAAACTGTGGGGCGCAGACAAATATCAGTCATGTTTCCTATAAATTCAGTGTCCGAAAATTAACCTTTGGGTACCTGTGTAACCACTGTAAGCAAAATGTTGTATCGACAGACCGCGATGTAATCGACAAAAAAATGGCGGTAGCTCGGCGGATACGATTTATTCGTTGGGACCCCAAGTTTATGGACATTGAGTTCAACGAGATTACAGGGGAATCCCGGTACTATTACACTATTCCACCTCAGCTGGTTACGCAGGTGAACGCGGGGAACAAACACCTAATTGATTCGCTACCTTTAGGTTTTTTACACGCTATCCGTTTGAACCAAAAATTCAAATTCGCCTCGGGTGCTGTGTTTCATATGAAGGTAGGCGGCCCGGCAGGAATTAGTCAGCAGTGGGGACTACCGCCGTTGTTGCCGATTATGAACATGTTCCACTACGCGGCAATCTTGCGGCGAGCGAATGAGGCCATTGCGCTGGACCACCTAGTACCGTTCCGTGTACTGCACCCCGCGCCCGCTTCTGGAAACTCTGACCCAGCGGTTATGATGTCTATGCATAATTGGCGAGACAACCTGGAAGGGCAGTTACGGCAGTTGCGTAAAGACCCGCTCCATATCATGA